AAACTAGAAGTTGACTCTGAAGTGGGTTCTGCACCACTATATGCTGCTCCACTATTATTATCTAAAACTTTATAAACGCGATTATCAGAAGTTTTAAAGTAGTATTCAGAATCGAATATATTTGTAGCACCAGATGTTGTTGCGTTAGAAGAACTAATATTATCTTCATACATATCATACACCGTACTATTTGCCCAATTTCTGCGAGGTATTGCATATGTTATATTAGTCGAAGCTATCTTTTTTGCAGCAAAAGAACTATCCCAAACATAAAACTCACTAGAAATATCATCTGCTGGGGCAGGAGGAGACTCATCAGTTCCACCAGATGTTGCAGTGGTAAATGCATTTGGTTTACCTATCATAAGATAATATGCATTACCAGATGCTTCAGTAAAAGACTCGAAAAACTGATCGGCATTATGGCTTCTAAATTTTTCTGTAATTATTGCTGTCATTTCTTTATCCTATAATAGTTTCTTTCTTCTATTTATTTATAACGTATTTAACTGAGTTGTATTGACTAACTATAAAAAGTTATGCTGCAACTTCTAACTTAGAGGATATTTTACTATCTTCCCATAGTTGATCGTGTGGATAGTATGGATGAATTTCTGCTAAGTGATAAGCCAATGGTTGTAACGGGTTAAATAAAACAACGTGTTCTTCCCAGACTCTATTCCACGTTGTATTTTCTTTTGCATTAGGCCAATTTTGAACTAGATCGTCAAATGCGCCCCAGTACTTGTTAATGACATTAGGAGTAGTGCAGAAAGTTGCACCAGTATGCTCTGTTGTTCTCCAAGCATAATTAACACCACCAACAATTCTAGCCATAGAACCATCTCTACCTGTACCGCCACCGACATATTGTTTCTGGTGGTAGTGTGCAGGGCAGTCTACAAGACTTAGGCAGATGTCTTTTGTCTGCATCTTCTCTGTAAACTTATCGTATGTAAGTAACATCTCAGTGATAGAGTTTGGGTAATGTAAGTAGTCATCTTCAATAAGATAAACTAAATCAGCTTTACTGTCTGCTGCTAATTCAAATACTTTAGCTAAGCTTGCATTATTACCTGTGCCTTCAAGATGAATAACATTACGTAACATACTTACTGTCTCATCACTTGAGTGATCGTCAACAGTTACAATGCTAACATTATCTAAACCGTCAATAGCTTTATGTATGCTATTGACACAACGCTGAGTTATGTCACTCTTGTTATAATCAAAGTCACGATAATGTATACTTTTTGGATCGTGAGTACGTAATATAATATCAAGCTGCATAAGCTAATTCCTTATTAAAATTCATAGCTTTAAATGGTTCTTTCCAACTATCTATTTTAGTTTGTCTGTACAGTGTCATGCTGTCGTAGTAAGGAGTTATTGAGCCGGGGTATGTCCATAGATAATAAGTAACGTATGGCACAACAATCCAAGTCGGTACTCCCATAGCTCCTGCTAGGTGTGCAATACTTGTGCAAGACGTTACTACAAGTTCACAACTTGCTACAGCTTTAGCAGTATCCATCCACGTATTTAAAGGCACACTTTGCATCCAACGAGGTCTAAATTCTGAACCTTCGTCACGTTGTAGGCTAATACAATCTTGATCTTTAACTGCATCAAACATTAAGTCTGCTGGAAACTTGCGTTTAGTTTGATGTTCGTAACCATTAAATCCCTGCCATCTTACACCAACTCTACCTTTGACTACTTCAACATCTGGTCTTGGAATGTATGGTGTGCCGTCAATGTTGTCGTTTGTCTTATAACCCAACTGAATAGGCGCTGACATAGCTGGTAAAGTATAATTATGGTATACGCCACCATCCGCTTCATGCTGAACAATTACGTCCACTTCAGGCATAGTATTAAGAAGTGGAGCAAGTTCTGGACTGCATGAAACAACAACTGTACAACCAGCTTTCTTTAATTCTCTAGCATATCTTACTTGGTGCAACTGATCGCCCAGTCCTCTCTCTAATCTTAGTAATACTGTGCTTTTTTTACCATTCCATACAGGCTGAGATGATGTTAATGGATCACCCCAAACAGTAATAACTCTACCTTTGTCTAATAGTCTATAACCATTAGCTACATCACCGTCACTTAACTTTGCCCAACCAGCATTGAAACAAATCGAGGGGTTGTCGGGGTATTCTTTTAAATTTTTATACGCTAACTTTTTACTAAGTTCAACATTACCAGACATTAAAGCATCGTGTTGAATGTTAATTGGATTATTCATGAATCTCCTCTCCTTAAACCTAAAGCAGTATTAGCTGAAGCTGTTGCAAAAACCCAATCAGTAAAACCACCTGCTACTGCTATTGGACTAGAGCAATCATTGACATTTATACCAATTCCTCCCCCACCAGTGGTGTTTTGATCTCCCCAGAAAAACAAAACACCCGCATCAACTGCCCAACAAGCGTTCTCACCAGTAGCCGTCCCAATGGATATCCAAGTTGTACTAGAACCTACTTGAGTCGGTACGCTACGATTAATAACATCACCATGACCACCAGCTCCACTAGCCCCACCCCCCCATGTCCAAATAGTGCCATTAGTTTTCATCGCTATTGTGCCTGTTGCACATGTTCTTATTTCTGCCCAATCCGTATCTGAACCTATTTGTATTGGCGATGAAGTTTGATCTGCAGCAGCTCCGTTTCCAAATGACCCCGTATTTTGCTCTCCACACACAAAAAGCGTGCCGTTAGTTTTTAAGAAATAGCAACAGCTGTTGGATCCGAAAGCCCACCCCTTCCAATCTGTTCCCGCGACTTGAACAGGTGATGAACGAGCAATGACAGTTCCGTCTCCAAGTCTGCCGTTAGCATTTGACCCCCAAACGTATTGCTCACCGTTTGAATTGAGTGCCCAACCATTAGCAGCTGAATTACCTACAGCTGTCCAATTTGTACTAGACCCAATTTGAACAGGTGATGAACGAGTAATGACAGTTCCGTCTCCAAGTTGCCCATTACTATTAATGCCCCAACTAAAGAGTTTTCCACCTCTTATTGCTAAACAGCTTGCCTCTGCTTCTGTGATACATTCCCAATCCTCGCCATCTCCTATTTGCACAGGCGAGCTCGCCTCTGCCACATCGCCTTTACCTATAGCGCCATTGGTATTATTGCCCCAGCCGAAAAGCTTACCCTCAACAATTGCGTGAACAGTTTGGTTGCCTGTAGATATTTTATCTTGATTAACTACTCCCCCTAGCGGCCCATCTCCATATTCGTATGGAAGATCAATAGGGTCATCAATAAGGGTAGGAGAACTAACCATCAGTGAAGTATTAGCTGTAAACGCAAGCCCATCTCCTCTATTTCCTCCGCCGACGTTACCCCAACGCCAAAGATGAAACCCTGAAGCCCTATTTGCAAAAGAACCAAACCCAAGAACATTGTAACCAAACATATTTTTCTACCTTTCTTTTATTCTAAGACTTATGCGTCATTTGCAGCGTCAGTAGTAAAGAATACCTTTATACCTACAAGCCGCGCATCACCTGATTGATTATCAGCAGATGTATCTCTATTTATTTGAAAGAAACAACAATCTCCCACAGCTGGTGAACCAGCAATTGTAACTGCACCACTTTCAACAGAAACCATTAAGTCATTTGACGAACCACTATGAGCAAGTGCAGTAGTTGCAACTAATGAACCAAATGCTACGTTGATAGTGTCATCGCTAGAAACTGCAATACCACCTAATTGCCACGCAACAGTTCCAGTGTTAGTACCTGTTACTGTCCAAAATGGTTGAAAAGTAACTGTGCCTTCATTCCACGATTTAGGAAATGCTACTGTAAATTGTGCAAAATCGTCTGCTCCTGTTGCAAAATCTAATACTTTTAAATCAGGTCTTAATGCAGTTGTCTCTACTTGTTCTAAATCAGAACATGGATTAGTTGTGCTTGGATACATAGCTGCAGCTGGAACCCATATAGATTCTTTACCAACAGTTTTTATAACTGCACTAGCAACAGTTGCGCCAGCAGTATCAAGGTCTACTGTA